CAAGATCGACGTGGACCCATGGCCGGGCAACATCGCCAACACGACCCCGGTCTATCCGGAGGAGCCGGGTGGTTACCCTGACGGCTGGCCGGCGGGAACCCAGCCTGTTCCTCCGCCTCAGGACCCGCCGCGGACAGGGACTCAGGACATCTTCGCGGACCCGCTCTTCAACAACCCGAATACATCCAGAGAGACGGTGTCCCGGGGGGCTGGCAAGGAACTTCCGGTCAATCGGATGACGGGGAAGACGACTCCGGAGCCGGCGCAGAACCCGAGTCCGGGGACGCCGTTCCCGAATCCTCAAGCCGTGCCGTTCGCGCAGCCGAACCACAACAAGGCGGGAGTCGGTCGCACCACGAACGCCGACCCCTTCGCCGGTATCGGAGGTGAGTGATGACGGTCAAGTTCACTGGGGGCTCGAGCGGCAATCGTGACGACGCTATCTTCCCGATGCCGACGTCTCCCTCAACGCCGCAGCCGATTCTCCGGACCCAGACCTCAGGTCCGGTCCCGAGCACGGTCGTCTTCAACGCCGAGCACTTCGACCAGAAGCCCAATCGGGAGCAGGTCACGCCTGACGTCCCGACCGGGGGCACACATGCAGGTCCCAACGATGCTGAGGGCGCGCCGTCGTCGGACTACTGCCAGCAGGACATCAAGGACCTGAAGCTCGACCCGGCTCAAGGTGAAGGCACCATCTTCCGCGGTGCTCCGAACCTGGGGATGCCCAAGTCATGAGTTTCTTCATCGCCAAGAACGAGACGATGATGGATGCGGCGTTCGGGGACACTGACGACTTCATGGATAGTTACCCGGATATCTATGGGCCGAGGTTCGAGGCCATCGCCGAACTCCGGAAGATAGACGACGGCACGCTCCATAAAGGTCAGGAGTTCAGGCGTGTTGCCTCGTTCGTAAACATCCCCATGTTCGGGGCGGTGACGAAGCTCTTTGAACCCGATTTCATGAAGGACAAGAAGAAGTTCTACGCCTTCTTGGACCGGAACAAGCAGTACTGCACGTACGACCGACGGTGGAAGGGCGGCGAGCAGCCGAAGCAGGGTACGCCGCAGATCATGAACCTCGCAGACATGGGGCTCGCCTACGAAGGTGCTCCAGAGACGTCTGAGGGCTGGGACCCGGTGGAAGTGGACGTGCCATTGGCAGCGGATGTCGTCAGGGAGGACGCATGAAGCCGCTTCGCATCTACAGCCTCATTCCGCCGAACGGTTCGGCCTCGTTCTACTACCGGTGCTGGGTGACGCTGGACACCGCGGCGCATCTGGGTCTTCCTGTAGACACGCTCATCGACAAGAACGACGCCAACGTTCCCCCTGAGAAGCGGGTCAAGGAGTTCTGTGAGTCGGACCTGATTCTCCTGTACCAGCCCATCGGTGAGTCTCCCGTCAACAACATCCGCGGCGTCCAGAGCTTCCTGCCCTCGAAGAGAGACGGTGGCTGGAAGTGGTCGCCCAGCATCGTCATCGAGACGGATGACAACCTGTTCAACGTCTCGCCCTTGAATCAAGCCTTCAAGATGCTTGGAATCAGGGACATGAACGGCAACCTCATCCCGATTGGTCACCACATCGGTGTTGTGGAAGAGGGCCAGAAGAAGGTGCTCTGGGAGGACGGCAAGAACAACTTCAGCCTTGCGAGGAATCGCCAGCAACTCGGGACCTACAAGAAGATTCTGGAGATGGCCGACCAAGTCCAGTGCTCGACTCCAGAGGTCCAGAAGTCGGTGCTGAAGGAGCTTACGCCCCGGCGCATCCAGACCTTCCCCAACTTGGTGCGGTTCGATCACTACCCACAGGTTGCCCTGCATCAGGACGAGTCGAAGGTCAACATCATGTGGCAGGGGGGCATCGCTCACTATGAGGATTGGTACCCGCTGCGTCAGGCCGTGGGGAACATCACCAAGCGTTACCCTGAGGTCCACTGGCACATCTGGGGCTCTCAGTTCCCATGGACCACAGAACTGATTCCGCAGGACCGGCTGACGTTCCATCCGTGGTGCGACTACAACGAGTACAAGCTCCGCATGTGCATGATGACCCACGACATCGCGCTTGCGCCTCTGACGGACAACGTCTTCAACAGGTGCCGTTCAGCCATCAAGTGGTACGAGTCCAGTGTTCTTTACAAGCCCGCAGCGACCCTGGCCCAGAGGACGGGTGCGTACAAGGCGGAGATCGAGGACGGCAAGACCGGACTCCTGTTCGATTCCCCCGAGGAGTTCGAAGAGAAAATCGCCCGTCTCGTCGAAGACCGCATGTACCGGAAGCAACTGGCATCGAACGCGAAAGACTGGATGTCTGAGAACCGCGACGCCTTCAAGATCGTGCCAAGCATCATCGCCTCGTGGGAACGTATCAGGGGTGAGCGGACCATCGAGCAGCCGCACGTGAGCGACGAAGAGTGGAACGAGATCGAGGCTCAGGACCGCGCCGAGCAGGAAGCCGAGATGGGAGCCACGGATGACGCTGTTCCAGCCCTCAACGAAAGCGGTTAGTGCCGCCGCGCAGGAGATAGCGGACTGCGTCGGGGCGTCCGGCGACCCGGAGATGACGACCCGCGCCGGGCACTCCCTTTTTGCGGCGCTCGAGCACTTCAACAACCGCGCCAAGTGGAACTTCCTGCTCACCGAAGCCTCGCCCATCAGCGTCATCGCTCCGTTCCAGGTGACAGGAGTTTCAGCCTCTGCGGGCCAAGCCTCAGCCGCTTGTCCCGCTGGACATGGTCTCAAGCCCGACGACTTCGTCTCCATGACGGGGCTGAGCGATGGCATCCGCATCTCAGCCACGGCGGCCTCGGGCTTCGGCATCTACGGCACCTTCTCCCTCGGAGCGGGTACGGTTGTTGGTACGGCCAGTGCCATCCGGGATATGTACGACCTGCCCTCGGACTGGAAATCTCCGTACACGGTGAGGCTGGTGGGCTCGAAGACGACGCTTCACCCCGTCGGACGTCGGTTCTACGACCGCTCGAACATGCTGAGCGAGCAGACCTCCATCACGGTCCCGACCAACTACGACGTGTTCATGGTGGGGTCCAGGGGCAAGATTCGGATTCTCCAGCCGCCGTCAGCCTCAGACGTCATGCAGCTTCGCTACTACCGCAGGATGACGATTCCGACGACCACGGCGACGGCCGATGCTCTGGACATCGTTCAGGACTACGAGCCGTATCTGATGGCTTGGGGAAAGTGGCACTTCTTGACGGACAAGTCCGAAGGACGTGGGGAGCAGTTGAAAACGTGGTTCGCGCTCTCTGAGCAGGGGCTCACCACCATGCTCAAGGAGCAGACGAACCAGCCGGACCAGGATGTCGGCTTCATCCCCGGGGCCTTCGTGTTCGGGATGTGGGGCGACAACACGACGCGCTTCATCAACTGGGACCAAGCCTAAGTGCCGCGCAAAGTCGAACCGCTTTCGGGAGGTCTTGTAACCGACCGTGACCCGGCGCAGTTGAAGCCGGGAGAGATGTCGGCGATGCGGAACTTCGTCTACCGGAACGGCTCGACCAGTCTCTTTCCCGCAGCCGGCAGAAATGCTTGGGGAACTGTCTCAGCCACAGCGACAGCCGCCAGGGGGCTGAGGGACGTCCAGTTCGATAACGGCGACCATTACCTGATTGCCATGGCGGGGAACGTCTACCGGAAGGCTACGGTGACGACCGGCCCGGGAAGCTTTTCTGCTCTTGCGACGATAGCCTCAGTGGGAAGTGGCCAGACTCTGGAGGCGGTTCAGTATCGCAACCGTTTCTTCCTGCTGAATGGCTCGACGGTGGATTCCTCTGCAATCAACACGAACCTGGTCGTGTACCTGTCAGCGACGGCCAACGGCACGGCTCCATCGACTCGTCAGCATGGGATGTTGCCGGTCAACTCAGCCCCCAATGTCGTGACGGCCGGCGGCGGGACGTTCTCGCAGACCGTGACCGGGTACTACGAGTACTGGACCACTGAGGTCGCAAGGTTCAAGCAGGACGACGCCGATACTGTGTTGGAGTCGGCCTACTCGTCGGACAACGGTACGAGCACCGTGCTGGTCTCTGCTACGACCATCGTCCCGACCATCCAGCAGCCAACGCTCCAGAACGTTGGGTTCACGACCCACTGGCGCATCTACAGGAGCCCCAAGAAGGACACGGCAGCGGACAAAAAGTTCCCGACCGGGTTCATGATCGCGGAGATTGGAACCGGAGCCTCGGCCCACGCAGACACGACCGCCGTGGCGTCTGCGTCGGGACTTCCAGCGTCCTTTAACGCCAGCGGGTTCTACTTCGCCTTCGCCAGCGCATCGAGCATGGCAACGGACAACAACGTCTACGCCTCAGCGACGGTCGGGGCCACGGCGGTCCTGACCCAGCAAGGCGCGTACAACTTCAGCATCCCGGCGTTCAGTGGCAACGTCCAAGGCATCATCGTCGAGATACAGGGCTACGTGAGCTCGGGCTCTGCTCCGGTTCCGGTCACGGTATCTCTCGGCAAGCGGCGTGCGAGCGACGGCCACTTCGTTCAAACAGTCAGGGAACACACGACCATCGACGTCGCGGGTTCCAAGTCAGGGCTCATCACCAGCACCAACTCCGCGGCTCCAACGACTTTGACTCTGGGCTCGGCCACCGACCGTTGGCTGCCCACCAATGTTCCAGGGTTCGTGGACACTGACTTCGATGCCACGGTAATGGTCGTGGTGAGCATCGGCAAGCCCAACGTTTCGGTGGGCTTCGACTACGTCAAGATCACGGCGTACTACGGCGCGAGCAACGACTCGACGGTCCAGTTCCCGACGGTGGTCTATACCTTCGGCGACATCACGAGCCAGGTGGCGAAGAACTTCCCGCCGCCCTCAGCGAACACGGGAGACACGTTCCAAGACTCCCTGGTCCTGAACGACATGTCTAACGGGTCGATGGTGCGCTATTCGTTCCCCGGCGACCCGGAGTCGTTCCCCCCGACCTACTTCATCGACTTCCAGACCCGGGACAACGACAGCGTCACGCATATCCGCACGGTGAATAACCGGCTCATCGTGGGACTGGCGCACTCGGTCTGGCGTTTGAACTACTTGCCGAGTGAACGCGACTCGACCTTTGACCGCGGCCGCGCCGTGGAACTCATCTCTCGTAGTTTCGGCATCTACAACCCGATGTGCGCGTGTACGCTGACCATCGACGGCGAGTCGGAGTTACTTGCCTTTGTCTCGCACAAGGGCATCCATACTACGGATGGCTTCAACTTCATCACCCGGTCGCGGAATCAGACGTGGCGGAACTTCATCCCCGGCATCACCCAGACCTGCTATCCGATCGCGCTCTTGAACGACCCAGAGAACCGGATGCTGAGGTTCTACTACCGGAACGACTCAGACCCTGACTACCCGGACGAGTCGTACCTGTGCCTGCATCTGTCCTATGACCGCGAGGACATCGGTGCTGACGGTAGTTTCAAGTTCTCAGGGCCGGTCCACATGCGGAACTTCGATGCTGGTGGTGGCAACTTCGCCAGCCTGGAGTCTGTCGCTGCCGTGCCATACACCACGGGGCTGACGCTGTTCTATCTCGGCTACGGTGGCACGGATACAGCCCCCGGGGCTGGCAAGGTTTACAGGGACGGCGGCAGCACGACGATTCCAGCGGAGTACGCGCTCTCGACGTTCACCACGCGCCGGATGTACATGGCGGGGCTGAGCGGCGAGTGGGAACTGGATGACATGTACGCTTACTGCGGGTCCGATGCGGGACACCCGGTGGCGACCTACACCTTCAAGAACACGAAGACCAACAGCATCGAGAACACGGGACCGACCAAGACGTTTTCAGCGGCTGCGACGCTCCATCGCGTGAGTCCCCGGATGATGTGCGAGGGGCTCAGGGTGGTTTGCGAGGCATCCGGAACCGGCTACAGCTACGAGTATCTGGTCATGGGCAGCAAGAACTTCGGGCTGGAGGACTCCGGTAAATGAGAGACTTCACCGGCATCCCCTACGCCAGTATCCCGGACCCAAAGGCCCCGGACTTCTCATCCCGTCTGCGGAACGCCTTGGGCATCATCGACGCATGGGCGCGGGACGCCTCGCAGGCGGTGGCGCTGATCCAAAAGGGCCAAGTGCCGCAGGGCCAGGGGGTGACGCTCGGCTCCAGCGGCCTCTTGACCGACGACGGCTTCGTCCGCTCCGGTGAAGGGGTCGTTGACCTGACCACGGACCAGACCATCAACGGGGTCAAAGACTTCGAGACCGAGGTGGACGTCGGGCTGTTCGCGGCTGCGACGCTCAAGGTCGGGAGTACGTTCGGCGTCGATGGCATCAAGACCGTGTTCACCGCTGCCCCGGCTGGGGTGGCAGACATCAGCCAGTGGTACGGAAGCGCGGGGACGTTGGTGGCGAGCATAGACCCGTTGGGAGCCTTTGTCGCTGAGTCGGTGAATATCACGAACGGTGGCAGTCTGGGTGCCAACCTGTTCGATGCAAGCGGCGTGCTGGACACGATAGCGATAAAAGACACGGGGAGCGGCAACACGGGAACGATAAGCTGGCCTGGCCTGGGCGTGGGAGCCAACATTGCTCTTCCGGTCACCGGGACTATCCTGACGAGCCTCAACAGCACTCAGGTGGCCTCGAAGACCCTTCTCAACAGCACCAACGTCAGGTGTGACACAAGCACGGGGGCTACGTTCCAAGACAGTTCATCGACCACGAAGCAGATGCGTCTGGACCTGTCTGGCATCACGTCAGCCAACACCCGCAGCCAGAAGATTCAGGACACCGCTGGCTCGGTGGTTCTTGTGGGCAACACAGCGGCAGCTTCAGGGGTGTTGGGGACCATCGCCCTGACCGGCCAGACCAATAGCCTAGCTGCCCAGACGATGCTCACTGGCAACGCCTCGAGCGCAGGCCTCTACAGGCTCGCGTTCTACTTCAAGACCACGACGGCTGGGAACCCCGGAGATACGGTCAAGGCGACGCTATCCTGGAACGACGGCTCGGCCCAGTCCATGGACGTACCCATGGAAAGTGCGTTGTCCATCGTCAATACACTTGACCTGGGGACCTTGAACGCCTTTGTTCAGGGGTCAGTGGTTCTCAAAGCCGCAGCCAGCCAGAACATAACCTTTACAACTACCGTCTCCAAGACCGGTTCGCCGCAGTATTCTCTGGATTGTAGAATCGTGGCTTTGGGTTAGAGTCGGGGCCCAAGGAGGGTCGTATGGCTTACGGATTGCCCAGCGTATCGAGTGGTCTGGTCGCAGGCGGGGGCGGGGCTGCCCTTGCAGGCGCAGCCGCCGTCCCCGGCCTGAATGCCCTGCTGTTGCCCCTGCTCTTGTCCTTCGGACCTTCGGTGCTTCAGCATCTGTTCGGGGACCCGAAGCAGAAACTCCGCCAGCAGATCGAGGCGTTGCTCAATCCCTCGAACATCTCGGCCACGACGAACTCCCTTTACCAGAACATCCTCGGCTCCCCGGCCTACTCATCGGCTCTGGGAAACATTGCCACTGGGGCGAACCAGACGGCCAACCAGGTGCAGCAGAACCTCGCCGCAAGGGGCATCGGGACCACGGGGACGGGGGCTGTGCTCTCAGGCTTGACCCCCAGCCTCGTCGGGAGCCAGCAGTCGCAACTTCATGCCGGGGCCTATGACTTGGCCCACCAGACGGCCCTGAAGCAGATTCAGGACCGCATCTCGGCCCTGACCGGGACCTCGGGGCCCTCGGCATCGCAGCAGATGTTCGCTGGTGGCCTTGAGGCCTTCATGCCGTACCTGAAGCATTTCCTGAGTCAGCGGTACCCGTATTTGAACGTGCCGACGACTCCTACCGGCACGACGGTGGGTGGCTGATGGCCCTGCCCATCGACCCAGCCTCTCTGGCCTCGCTGGCGAGCCTGCAGGGCACCCTGACGTCTCCAGAGGGGATTCTGACGTTATCCCAGGCTCTGAATCAGCGGGCTCAGGAAGTCGCTCAGCAACGCACCGCTCAGGCTACCCAGGAGGCTTCTCAGGCGGGGCAGCAGTACCAGCAGGCTGCTCAGGCCCCGGTCCAGACGCCAGACGCTCTGGCGCAGATGCTGCCGCTTCTGACGGGGAACATCGCCTCGGTCATCGCTCAGGACCCGAACTTCGCCAAGCGCGGGGCCCAGGATGTAGCCCAGCAGAGAGCCGATCTGGCCCAGAAGCGTGCCGACAACCTGATGGCCCTGAAGGACAACTACGACAAGAAGGCTTTGCTGGCGGCGCATCTCGGGGATAACGAAACCGAGATGGACATGCGCCAGCGGTCAGAGCAGTTGTCGAAGACGCTCGAGGTCTTGCTTCAGGGCCAGCATGAGAGGGCCGCGACGGACTTGGAGAACCTGCGGCAGAAGGGGCGGATGGCTGAGGTCGCGGCTCAGGGCAGAAATGCCCTTGACGTAGCGAATGTCCGGGCGGGGCAGGATGCCACTGACGCCGAAGAGAATGCCTTCTCGAAGGCTCTCTACACGACTCGGCAGGGCAACACGTTTCTGGATATGACGAACTTCAAGACCGGTAAGCCGCATGATCTTGCGGTCCAGTACGCCGCTGGCAAGAACGCCACGCCGCTGGACCCGAATGCTTCGACCCAGATGCGGACAATTGACGAAGTGCAGAACGGATTGGACCAAGTCGAAAGGACGCTCGGAACCGTGTTGCCGCACCAGACAGGCAAGACTGTCCGAGACTTCCTCACCCGGCAAGCCGCAGGCATGAAGAACGCGGCCCAGGCGGCGGCCCAAAGCAACTCTGACGCAGCGGCGTTCGCCAGCACGTACCCGCTGGCCATCCGTAGCCTTCAGGCCGTGGCGGCGGGTCCGGGTTCCGGGTTCAGGCTCAACCAGTCGGAGATCAACCTCATCCAGCAGAGGTGGCCTAGGCTCAATGACAACATCGAAACGGCGAAGGCGAAGCTCCAGTGGGAACGTTGGTTCCTCCAGAACAAGGAGAACACCTACTTCAAGCGCGACTGGCGCGTGCAGCCCGAGCCCGCAGCACCAAATCTTGGACTGCCGGCTACTGGCATTCTCTCGCCCAAGGTCGAACGCTATGACAAGAACGGGAACAGGTTGAACTGATGCCCAGGGCCTTCACGTCTCCAGACGGTCGGTCGATGGTGTTCGAGGACGGAACGCCCGACAGCGTCGTGTCCAGAATCGTTGGCGTCGATGCCTCGAAGCTGAACCAATACGCCACGGCGGACACGAACAAGGTCTCGGTGCGGGCTCATGTCAGGCAGTCGCCCAAGAGGTCCGACAACGAGGCGGCGCTGTCTAAGGCGCTCCCGAGCAT